GAAATATATTGTGTTTAAAAATGATTCTGAAGGTATAGAGGTTTCAACAAAGACTACTGGCGGTAACATTTATTCGTTTAATAAAAGTCTAATTGTCTGTTCTACGTTTTAATATTTTTAACTAACTCACTACCAAAACTTTCCGAATATTCACCATCCCCCATCACTTGATCTATAATTTCTTTCTTTTTCTGTAAAATATTATATATTGTCATTTCGATGGTATTTTCAAAAACAGGGTAATAAACAAGTACACTATTCTTTTGTCCATATCTGTATGCTCTATCCTCTGCTTGTGAATGATCTGCAGGAACAAACGACAAGTCATTAAAAATAACAGTGTCTGCCGCGGTCAGAGTAATCCCAACTCCCGCCGCTTTAATGTTACCAATAAAGACCTTAACTTTATCTTCATTTTGAAATCTATCCACCGACTGTTGTCTTCTATCTTTAGACATCCTACCATCTAATACCACCGCCTTCTTTCCGTACTTCTCATAAATCATATCTAAAGACATAGTAAAGTTGGTAAAGACAATTACCTTTCTACCTTGTTCTAATACTTTATCAATTAGTTCACATGTATGATCAACTTTTTCAATCGCAATTAATTGTCTTAACTTCATTAATCTGTTAAGTGTAACGGTTAGACTTTCTTTTTTCCTATTCTCCTTACTTATTCTCAAGAACTCTGTAAGTTCATCATCGTAGAAAGAATTTTTTAATTCTAACCATATTGGTGAGATTATTTTTTCAGGTAAGTCTAATATGTCGGTCTTCATTCTTCTTAGTACCACCGCCTTGGTTTGTTCCCTTAACTCATCTAAGTTACTTGCCCCACTTGTGTTCCATATTTTTCTACCACCTACCCTGAATTGATAACCTTTACAGTATCTTAAAACATAACTCTTCCAATTTAGTGTCAAGGGTGAGTTTACAATTTTTAGTAAATTAAAGTAGTTAATCGGTCTTGAGGTCATAGGTGTCCCTGTAAGTAACCAAACCTTAGGTATTTTTGCAAGTATGTCATTTAACAGTTTTGTTCTCTGTGCTTGACTGTTCGAAATGTAGTGTGCCTCATCCACTATTGCAAGATCAAACCCTTCATTTAAAATTATTTTGTATGCGTCACTATCTTCAGTATTTTCTGTAGTATGAAAGTTTTTAAGTATGTCGTAATTTATAATGTAATATTTAAAAGTGGACCCCCACTTCTTACCTTCAACAATTAATACGTTTTCATCCGAATAAAGTTCTATTTCCCTCTTCCAATTGATTTTAAGGGATGCTGGACAAACTATTAATACTTTTTTAACGTCACTCTCCAAAGATGCAATAACGGTACTTGTAGTCTTTCCTAGTCCCATATCATCAGCAAGAATAAACTTATTGTTTGCCAATAACTTCTCTATCGCTATTTTTTGATGTTCCATTGGTGGTCTATGAGAATACGGACTATAATCTACTTCACGATCTAAAGTCTTCTCCTCTTGGATAACCGACGCTTTGGGTATCCACATAGAAACGGGTTTCATCTCTTTAGTTAAGTTACCCCATATATTATATGCCTTGTCACTTTCACATAGTAGTTTTTCCACCCACACTTGTTCAACGGGAGACATGAGTAATCGATCTTCTTGTAGTTTAGTCCCAAAAGACCTTGCAATTCCAAGATACTTTCGGGCAACCTTTGGTACTACCTCATGATATTTTATGACATAATCAGATTGTGGACGAGTTAAACTATAATTTTTCGATCTTTCGAATTTATGTTTTAAGTCCAATATATGGTTATTATAACCTGTATATCCTGTTACAATCTCCCTCGCTTGTATTTCGGGTAATAACTTTCCCATCTATAAACTAAATATAAGGAATTCAAATCAGTTTTTAAACTATTTATCTATATGAGTAAAAAATTACCAATTAAAAGAATGAGTAAATTCTTCTCTGAAGAAGACTTTGACTTTAACGTTCAAATAGGTCAAGAATATCTTCATGGGGATTTAAATATGAAATTGGTACTCTATCGTGTTGATACTGAGAGTACAGATACTGATGCTGTATATGCTGAGGTAGGGAAAGATCAAATCAAGTTCTTTCCACCTATTGAGTTTAACGCGTTAGTTAAAATAGAACCACCTAAAAATAGTTCTTATAAATCTGGTTTAGTTCGTTACATAGAACCTGGTAATATGACCGTATCTGTTTATATAAGTCATTTACGAGATTTGGGGGTTGACATAAAATACGGTGATTTTATTGCATATCCTGAGACTGAAGATAAGATTAGATATTATACGGTCGCAAATGACGGTAAAGTTACTTCAGACAATAAACATAATATGTTTGGTTTTAAACCACATTACAGAACAATAACTTGTGTACCGGCAGAAGAGTCGGAATTTAGAGGAATATAATGGCGATACCTAAAAGAAAAAATAACATAAAAGTTTACCAAGGAAACGAATTAACGGGTAGACGACAGGAATTATTAGATAAGATCACTGAAGGTGATTCGTTTCTTCCTGACTCGGTACTTCACGACGATTTAGATTTGGGTATGTTAGATTTTGTTAAGAAGAACTTTATCGTTGTTTCTAATGGTTCACAAATACCAATTATACCTAAAATATTAACTACACAACGTTGGGGTGAGTTCACTAACACATGGGACTTTGCTAATTTAGATGGTAACCCATCGTTACCTTTTATTAGTGTAATAAGAAAACCCGACGTTCAGTTAGGAACTAATCCAAGTTTACAAAGGACCATACCCGATAGACAACAATTTCATTACGCTACGGTACCAACTTGGAATGGAACTCAGGTCGGTGCGGACATTTATAAAATACCACAACCCGTACCTATTGATATAAGTTATGAAATTACCATTGTTTGTACAAGATTCAGAGATTTAAATAAATTTAATCAAATAATTCTACAAAAGTTTACTTCAAGACAAGCGTATACCACTGTTAAAGGACATTATGTCCCAATAGTTTTAGATAGTATTGAAGATAACACACCCGTGGATTTGGAGTCAAGAAGATTCTACGTTCAAAATTATAAATTCACTTTATTAGGTTTTATTATAGACGATGAGGAATTTGAAGTGAAACCCGCAGTTAGTAGATTATTTTTAATGAACGAATTTATTAAGAGTAATAATTTTGAGAAGAAGTATCTTACTAAAAATTTAGAAATTACCGTTGCTAATTTTACCGCTGATGGGGTACAAACAATTTTTAGTGTGGGTGAAACTATCGGTATTCTTTTTAATTCAACTATTAACGGTTTATTACAAGAAAGAGGTGTAGAATTTAACCATGTTTCCTTAACATCTAAAATAAGTTTTGTAGAACCACCACGAGAAGGTGCTAAAGTAACCATTACCTATTATAAAGGTAGATCGAGTGTTTTTGTTGATGGTGAAGGAAACGTAAGACAGGTTTCTACAGAATATTTTGACTACTCAGGAGGTGGACTTTCATTTACTACGGTAAACAATATAGATAGTGTTATTAGTTTAGATTTAAACGGTCTATTATTAGAAGAAGGTAGTGATTTCGATATTACGGGTGGTACTGAAGTAACACTAAACGGAGCCCCTCGAATTGGTTCAAGAATAGGTATTACTTATTTATTCTAATAAACCTATATTATACACTGTTCTACGCAGCCCAGTTGAATTTTAATTGGCAGAAACCTATTCACCATATAAACCTCTTTTTCGGTCCACACAATTGGTTTCTATCCACTTTTCCACAACTTTATAAATTTTAAAACCATTATCATCACAATACTTTTTCAAGATATCGTGGTGTTTTTGACTTATTTTAATGTTTTTCGGGGTTTTATCGCTCATAAAGATAAATATAGATAAAAAAATATCTTTAAATATCCCAAAATAAAAAACTTGGGTACTCTTTACTAAAAACTAAGATATTTATAGTAAACAATAAAAATTTATAATTAAAGTTAATCGATGGCAAATTCAAACAGAGTATTCGTTTCTCCAGGTGTATATACCTCAGAAAAGGATTTAACGTTCGTAGCACAAAGTGTGGGTGTGACCACATTAGGGTTATCAGGTGAGGCACTAAAAGGACCTGCATTTGAACCAATTCTAATAAGAAATTTTGACGAATTCAAAACATATTTCGGACCTACTTCACCAACTAAATTTTCGGATGGTAACCCAAAATATGAATTGGGTTATGTCGCAAAATCATACCTTCAAGAATCTAACCAATTATTTGTAACAAGAGTTTTAGGTTTGACGGGTTACGTACCAAAAATAACATACGCAATTAAAACATTAGGTGGGGTATCAATAGATTATACAGTTGCACCTACAAGTGAGGTAGAAACACTTTCAGGAAGTGCAACAGATATCTCCTTATATTCACATATAGCGGATCTTTCAGGAAAACTATCGAATGAGGGTAGTTCTGTACCTGACTATATTAATAGTCTTACTTCAGCGGTTGATGGATCATGGTTTACTATTGGTTTAGTCGATGAATCAGAGACAGTATCTTTAGATTCATCAAAACAGATAGCGGGACCAATAGGTGAAAATAATAATAATAATTGGTACAATACGTACTTCTCAGAAAACGGTCTTGGAGATATAGATGGGGTTTATTCTTATCTTTTCGTATTCGATTCAACGGCGAATGGGTTTATTATTACTCGATATAAATATAATGCGAGTGTAAATACCGATTATGACAATATAGTTGTATTATCATTGAGATCAAGAGGGTCTTACCAAGGTCAAACATTGAACCTTGAATTAGGTTTATCAACTGATGTAGATATTACATCATCTACTTTGGGAACCGATCCACTATCAGAATTTACACTTAGTGTTACGGGTTCTACAAGTGGGGCTAAATCATTTACATGTACGTTGAATACATCATCTACTAAGTATGTGTCTAAAGTATTAGGTAATACTAATTTTGATAAGAAGAAAAATGAGGTACCTCTTTATGTTTTTGAAGAGTATCCAAAATTATTATCGGCACTTTATGGACAAGGACTTGTTAGAGGTTTAGATGTTGAATATATTTCACATAACGTAGGTAATGATTACTTAAATCAGTGGGAGACACCAGCATCACCAACAGTTGTATCTGAAGTGAGAGGTGGTATTGTTTCTGACTTATTTAGTGTAATTAGTATTTCAGATGGAGATGCCGCAAACACACAATTAAAAATACAAGTTCAAAACATTGACCTTGATTCAGGTGAGTTCGATATGATAATTAGAGACTTTAATGATACTGATAATAATGTTTCAGTACTTGAAAAATTCTCGAGATGTACAATGAACCCTGATCTACCTGGATACATTGCTAAAAAAATAGGTACTTCAGATGGTGAGTATGAGTTACGTTCAAAATATATAATGTTGAACATGGCTGAAGACGCACCTGTAGATGCATTTCCTGCAGGATTTAAAGGATTCACATCAGATTTCTTAGGTACGTCTAAAGTTGGTAACGTATTATTCAAAACAAAATATAATGTGGCGGGTGACGTTGTTTCTTATAACTCACAAGGTACAGAACAAAAAACTAACGGAGACAAAATCAGAAAAGTTACTTTAGGTTTATCATCTCAAATTGGTTTTGATAGAGATTTATTTGAATATAAAGGGAACGCTGCGAGTTCAACCTCACATGGTTTCCACCTTTCAAGTCAAGCGTCTGGTATATCAGGTTTTAAAACTACACCATACGATTTAGAAGGAAACAATAAGGGTCTATTAGAAACTAAATCATACAGAAAATTCACATTTACAGTTTGTGGTGGTTTTGATGGTTGGGATATCTATAGAGGAACAAGAACAAATGGAGATGGTTATATCTTTGGTAAAAACACTTATGTAAGTGGACACACATCTAATCAGGGTGTATTTAGTGATACTGTTGGAAACTCAGATTACTATTCATATTTAGCGGGAATTGAAACATTCTCTAATCCTGAAGCGGTTGATATTAACATATTTGCAACACCAGGTATAGATTTCTATAACCATAGTTCATTAACTAATCAAGCAATTGATATGATAGAAGGTGATAGAGCGGATTCATTATATATCGCTAACTCACCTAATACTTCAGATGTTGACGAAATAGTTGACCAATTGGATGAGGTTGATTTGGATACTAACTACACGGCAACATATTGGCCTTGGATACAAGTAAGAGATGGGGACAATGCAACTCAATTATACATTCCACCAACAGGTGAGGTTGTTAAGAATATTGCATTGACTGATAACGTTTCTTATCCTTGGTTCGCAGTAGCGGGATACCAAAGAGGTTTAGTAAACGCAATCAAAGCGAAGAAGAAGTTGACGTTAGATAACAGAGATGACTTATATAATGCAAGAATTAACCCAATTGCGACATTCTCAGATACGGGAACAATAATTTGGGGTAATAAAACATTACAAGTTAGAGAGTCCGCACTTGATAGAATCAACGTAAGAAGATTATTATTAAGAGCGAGAAAATTAATTTCAGCAGTAGCGGTTAGATTGTTATTTGAACAAAATGACGAACAAGTAAGAAATGAATTTTTAAGATTGGTTAATCCAATATTAGAATCTATTAAGAAAGAAAGAGGTTTATACGAATTTAGAGTAGTTGTGTCTAACGATCCAGAAGATATAGATGCAAACACACTAAGAGGTAAGATTTATGTTAAACCAACTAGATCTCTTGAATTCATTGATGTAGAATTCTTAATTACTCCAACAGGAGCATCATTTGAGAATATCTAATAGAATAAAAAAGGAAAAGGGAGGGTCTAACGACTCTCCCCTATCCAAAAGTAAAAATTGAGATGACCCCAGTATATACTGGTTTAATATATACTAGATTTAATATATTATATACTTTATATCCTATATTTCATACTAGTAATTACTGGGTAATAAAAAAATACGGAAATTAATTGACAATGTCAAGTAGTTCTCAAATAAAAAAGAAAAATATTTCGTGAAGAGATATATTTATAATAATAGAATAACAAATATAACAAAAATACAGACATGGCAGATTTATTAATGAAAATGCCGGTTCCTTACGAACCGAAAAGAGTTAACCGATTTATCGTTAGGTTCCCATCATCATTGGGTATCAACGAATGGTATGTAACATCGGCAGCAAGACCGAGTGCAAAAATCAACTCAGTAGAGATTCCTTTCTTAAATACTTCAACTTACGTTGCAGGTAGATTCGTATGGAATGAACTAAGAGTTAAATTTAAAGATCCAATTGGACCATCAGCGTCTCAAGCGTTAATGGAATGGTTTAGATTACACGCAGAATCAGTAACAGGAAGAATGGGTTATGCTGCAGGGTATAAAAAAGATATTGAATTAGAAATGTTAGACCCAACAGGTGTTGTGGTTGAAAAATGGATTTTACAAGGTTCATTCATGACTGACTTAAACTTCAACGAACTTGATTACAACAATGATGCATTGGCAACAATTGATTGTACATTAAGAATGGATAGATGTATCCAAGTATACTAAAAAAATAATCTGTCGATATATTTCAAGGGGATCTTTTATAAGGGTCCCCTTTTTTATTTCATTTAAACTTTACTTTACACTATTTAATAGTTACATTTAAACAGTATGGAAAACGAATATAGAATAGACCCAACAATTCAATACGATGTTGTTGAATTACCAAGTAGAGGTATATACTATCCAAATGGTGTGAAGGCATTAAAGGTAGCATACCTAACTGCGGCGGATGAGAATGTCTTATCCTCACCAAACTTAGCAGCAAATGGAGACATTGTTACAGAACTTTTAAAAAGAAAAGTTTTAACTAAAGATGTACCTGTTGAAGATTTAACAAGAGAAGATAAAGAGGCAATCCTAATTTTCTTACGTAACACCGCATTTGGACCTGAATTAAAATTAGAGTTAAAAGACCCTAAAACAGAAGAGACATTTGAACATACAGTTGATTTAAGTGAACTTACATATAAAGAATTCGACTTAAAGGAAGATGAAAACGGTGAATATCCATATTTTATGGAAAAATCTAAAGTGGATATCACATTTAAATTTCTTACACCAAAAGACGAACAAGAATTAGAAGATATAACTAAAAGTTGGAACGGTCTTGGTGCACCACCTATTATTACAAAAAGATTAGAAAAACTGATCAAGAGTGTTAAGGGTAATAAGGATCAAATGAATATTAGAAATTTTATTGAGACCTTACCTATATTAGATTCTCAGGATTTTAGGAAATACATCAATAAAGTCAAACCAGGTGTAGACTTAGTACACCACGCAGTCGCCCCATCAGGAGAAAAAGTCACTTTTAGAGTAGACTTTGGGGTGGAGTTTTTTCGTCCTTTCTACGGA